CCTATGTTTGCTATATCTAAAGTTATAGATGGCATTATGCGTACATTTCAATTTCCCAAAATCTATGAGCATTATCAACGTCCTTAATAGAATGAACAGTAAATCTTTGCCCTTCCACTTCAAATTGGTAATTATCATTAATAGTAATATCCCAACGAATAAACAATTTAGCAAAACGATTGAAAGCTAATTGATTTTCTTGCTCAACCCTATTTTGAGGTTGAGGCCTATAATCGCCCCAAACAGTCGCTTGTAAAGCAAAGGTTGTAGTAAATCCACCTTCGCCGTCGCTTGTCCTGGTAGGCGCATAAACCCCTACTCTTCGAGTCATTGAGTTAGCGTCAACGTAATTGTCTTTATGTAGTCCTATTCTCATATTATAATATTGGCGATGTTCTCGTCCATCTTTGACAAACTCTCCAAGTCTTTTCGCAAACTCCCATATCGTCAACGTCCATTCCTCTATTCTCGTAACCGTAGTTAATTTGGTCTAAAATAGCAATCTTTAATTCCTTTGGTACTGTTGACATACCTGTTGTATAAATAGCCTTTAAATCGCTCCATAATGGCCTTTGAACGTTAGGATATTGACCGCCTACTAAATTGTAAACGTTTGTACCTAATATATTGCCGTTTGCGTCGGTTAAACTTGTAAACGCAGTCATTGGTCCGAATGGTAATTGGAAGTTACCGGCCGCGTTAGTAAACCACAAAGTAATTGTCTTTGGAGTTATGCTGATATTAGCAGCTTTCTCAACCGCTAACCTTGATTGAGTTATTAATTCAGCAAACAAATCATCTTCTACGTTATTGTCAACCCTGCAATATTGCTTTGCTTCGGCAACCGTAACAGGCTCCGTAATTGTTCCTAAATCCGCTTGAGTGTAATCTATTACAAAATTATACATATCCCTTTTTTACAAATTTACAATATTATAAATAAAAAACCCCCACCTTTTAAAGTGAGGGTAATTTATAACTTAAACGTAAGATTAAGAAACGTTTCCTAAGTCAGCAAAAATAGCTGATGTAGGTTGCATTAAGTTTACATCTTCGTAACACTCAATACGAGCAGTAACCATGTTTTGTTGGAAGTTAGAAGCGTTCTCATAAGAGAATTCGATTGCTAAACCTTCAACTTCAACACGCTCACAATAGTTGTTATCTAAGATAAGTACTTTGTCATCAGCTACCCAAGAAGCAGCGATTACAGGTACACCCCAAATAGTGATACCACCGTTAGGGTTAACGATTACGCTACCACTACCAGCGTAGTAACCTGCGGTAATTGTTTCTTTCAATAAACGACCCATTTGAGTTGGAGATACAACGGCGAAAGAAGCTACAAAGTTTGCGCTCTTTTGGTTACCGATGTAGTCAATTAATTGCTCTAAATCTACAGTTTCTGATGTAGTTGTTGACCCTGTTGCAGCACCGCTTACAGTTGTGTAGAAAGCAGCGTTCTCAGCTTTGTAGAAATCTCTTGTCAACATTCTTGGTAAAGTTGTACTCAAGAAAGGTAAAGATTTAGCCATTTGCTTAGAGAAAGTAGAGAAACCTGCGATGTAATCGTTTACAACTTTTACTTCGCTTAATGCGTAGTTATTCTCTCCTTTGTTGCTTCCTTCAGTTTGAGCAGCAATGTTGTTAGTTGTAGAAGTTTCCTTGTAGAAAACATACAAACCACTTGTTGAACGTACTGTTGGGATCAAATCACGGAAGTTAATCGCTTGACTTGGTAAGATAGCAGCGTTAGGAGCGTAAGAAGCCTGTGCGTCTCCTGTTAAAGAAGCTGATAAAGTCATTGATTTTACATCGCTTAAATCTAAACGGAATTTACCGCCTGATTTCATTTCTTTCTCCATTAAGTCCATGTTACCATCTAATTTCTCCATGATAACTTGATCCATAAACTTAACTTCTTTACTTGCAGCTTTCTTTTGTGCTACATTTTGTGCGTCGATTTGCTTTTGTGTTTCGTCCGCTAACACTTTGATTGAAGCCTTAACTTCTTCGATTTGAGCAGAAACGTCGGATTTAATTCCTTTTACGTTCTCAGCCATTTCATTGATTAAATTTTCCATTTTTACTTTTTAAATAGATTGTTAAATTGATTAATTGCCTTTAGGATTTGTTCGTTATCTTCTTTCTTTTCTTCAACTGCCGGCTCAAATGTTTCTTCAACGGTTTGAGTGATTTCTTTGATTACTTCGATTTCTAATAATTCGCTTTGTATCCTTTTTATTTCAATCTCTATTAGACTAAACGTTTCATCGGTAAATCTTCCACCTTTGAACGATTTAATTAGTCTTTCGAGCCTGTTGCTTAATTCTTGTCTTTTATCCTTAATTGTCATTTCTCCTTTAAATCCTAATGTTGGAGTTTCAGGATTTGCACCCCATAATACCGCACTACCTTCGTAAAGTTTAAGTTCAGTAATTGTTCTTACACCTTCTTTGTTAACGTTAGATTTCATTGTGCTAAAACCTATTGAGTGTTGATTGATAAGACCTGCTTCGTACATTTTAATAATATCCTCACCCTTTTCAGTTTCTACTATTGGAGTGATTGCGATTAACATATCATTCTCAACATAGATTTGTTCAGGCTTTCCGATTACGTTGTTCATATCTGCGCAATGGTCAACTAAACTCCATATAAAATTTTTACCGCCTGGTCCTCTTTCTGCTAATGTTTTAGTAAACGCTTCCGGCACAATAATATCATTGTCATAATCAATATTACCACAACGCGCCCAAACCGCTTTAACTCTACGTTGCTCACTATCAACATCCATAATGTTGTAGCCTAAATCTTGTTTCTCAACAAGAGTATTTTTTAATTGCATGGTACTCATAAAAACAAAGTTATTATTTTTTTTGTTATTCTAATGCGTCAGCTAATAATTGACCGATTTCGTATGCTGCAAAGTTTGTTAATAGTTGCCACAAAATACCTGCGTCGCCCATTGGCGGATTGTCTGCATACTTTTTTAACTTACCATCTGCGCCTCTTACGGCTTCATATCCTAAAGTACAACGGCAATTACAAACGTTCCCTGCTCTTGCAGTTGAGTCGCCAGGATGTAACATATTATCAACGTATTCTTTTGCCACTACAACAAACTTTTGATCCATTGGTATTTGCACTCCGTCCATGTGTAAATGGTCGTTAGCGTCTCTTGGAATTCGTCTTGTTCTATTATCCTTAGCTGCTATCCATTCTTTAACAGTTACCAAACCTGTTGACATAGCGCCAACCATTGACCCTATGTTTGCTGCTCTTGCCGTTTCAGTTCTTGCGATTAATTCAGCTCTATAATTTGTTATTCCTGAAGTCTTTAGTAATTGAATAACTTCAAACGTTGTTAAATTCTCTTCTTGTCCTTTTATTAGGAACTTTCTTATTTGCTCCTTAGTTGTATCGGTAATGTCCGAAGCTAATTGGTCTAAGCCTTTTGTTTCCAAGAACTTCAATATAACATATGCGAATAGATTTGTCTTAGCGCTTTTTATCTCCATTGGAGCGTAATGCCCTTTAGCGCCCTTTTTAACGTCCTTCTCGGCTATTAACCCCATTTTGGTACCTAATGATGTATGCAGTTGTTTAATTGTCTTTTTAAGCGCTTTATCGCTGATTGCGTTATAGTCTTGCGTACGGCAATAAGTGTCCACCTGTTTTTGTAGTTCTTTCTTGAACTTAGGCGAATATTGTATTAAGGCATTCATGTATAGCTTCCTATAATCTTGCCAAATCATTATCTAAGGGTTAATAGGGTTTACTTCCGTTGGGATTTCTAACGGTTGGAATTGGTCTATTGGTTGTAAGTTACTTGGAACGTAAAGTTTCTCTAACTCTTCCGTAGGAATGTAATCAGGGTTTTTAAGTCCCATTATTTCCATTTTTTGAGCCGGACTAATCCACCATGCCTTATCTAACCATGCCACTTGCTCGGCTTTGTTTGCTTCTAACTCCTGGTAAACTTGTATATCGTAACCAATATAAACATTCGTTCCACGATAACCCCAATCGCTATGTAATTTCCTGTTAAGGTTATCAGTTATAGCGTCTAACAAAGGAATAGCACAACGTAATGTTAAAGCCTTTTCGCCTTCAACTTGATTGTTATAAGTTTTATTATCTGCGTCGTTTAATAATTGAGAAGGTACTCCGTAAATATTACAAAGTGATTTCATATCCCACTTTTCACTTTCAATTATGTTTAACTCAACAGGACTTAAACCGATTTGTTTCCAATCCACCTTATAACCTGATACCGCTATTGAATTGTAATTACTTGCTCCGCCTTTTTCACTTATAGATTTCTTTAATGCTTGAGCCTGTTGCGTTCCGCTTGTTGGGTCAAACCTATCATCGTTCATAAATAAAACTCCGGCCGGTCCACCATTTTGGAATGAAGCAACCGCCGCCGTCTTAGCTTCGTTAGAACGAGTTAATGTTCTTGCAGCTGCCATCAATGGAGATTGTCCGTAAAGTTCGTTACCTGTTACTGACCAATAAGGGTTAAAGTATTTGTCGTGTAATATTTCTTTGGTATCAAATGACCACATTTTACCGTAGTATAATTGGTAACCAACTCTTGTTGGTGGAAACACTTCCACATTGGCGATAATTGCCATGTATTGTGCAGGTAATGCGTATAATTCATAAGGTTTGCCGTTGTTCGCTCCGCCTTCAATCATTTTAGCATAAATGAAAGAGTTGCCGGTTAATAATTTAAATCCGCACCATTGTTCGATTAAGTCGGACCATGTGTCCTCTTCGTTTGGATATTTTAACAACTCATTTAATCTTGAGTCGCCGTCGTATAATTCAAATGCTTTTTTATGTAATTGCTTAACCTCGCTCCAATTCTCAATCTTATCAGGTTGCTTCATTAAAGCCTTATATCTTTTAGCAGCCGTTTGGTCCACTATTTTATAAACGTGAAATGGCGCTAACTTTGCCTTATCGGTAATTAATTTAACGATTGAATAAACGATGTCGTTTGATTGGTAACCATCTCTTACAAATGCTTGAGCATTTTGTCCTTGCCAAGTAACTATCCCTTGTTGAATAGCAACCGAAGTATTAAAAGGAATAGGAGGCAAAACAGTATTTACTTTCTTTTTATTAAAGAAGTCTAATAAACCCATAATATTACAATTTAGTCAAAGATAGTTATTATTACTAATAAACGCTTACAACAAACTTAGGAGTATATTCAAAAATCATGCGCATAGCCAAACAATCCGAAAAGTCAGGCGACCTTCCTATGGCTGCTTTAACTTTATCCTTTGGTATTATTCCCTTCTTACCATCGTTATCAACGGACTTTTGTTTGACCTGTTCCAACTCTTCGATTATCATTTGCTTTACTTTGCCGTCTGCGTTTATATAAATCTTATTGTCGTTTATTAACTCGGCTAACTTATAATAACATTGACTTTTAAGGTTATCGTAATTCTCTTTACGCTTAGTGATTGGGTTTTCTAATGGCGAACTATTATTGACAAACCCTTTGCACCTAAGTATATCACAAACCCCACCGCCTACTCCGTCCTCGTCCACTACTATATTTGATGTTGGCACTTGATACTCTTGTTGGAACTTCTTTATAAGTTCAGCAACTTCAACAACCGATTTACCATTGTACTGATAAAGTTTAACACGAAATCCACTCCAAACCCCAATAACAGTACTATCGTTGCCAAAACGTGCAACGTCGCAGCTAATATAAGGTGCAGCGGAAGGTAAATAAGTGCTACTAAAAGCGTCAAGTATTTTATCATAGTTTATAAGTTGAGCAGGGTCGTTTAAGTATTCCCAATTACCAAATAATAATCTTTCTTTGCTTACTTTATCCAGGCTTAACAAATTCTCTTTGTAGTGCTTAGATATAAATGGGTTGTCGTCTATTAACGAACTAATGAATCTTTTATTGTTTGCTATTGAGTTATCTTGTTGCGGTTTATAGAACTCCGAGTAAGTCCAATTCTTTGCAGGGTTACAAGTGTAAAGTATCTTAGGAACTAAGTCGTTTTGGTCTAACTGAAATCTTATCCTTGATTTAATAATGTTTCTCGCTTTGTCGTCAACCTGATTGGCCTCGTCAATAAATGCGTCCGTTATTTCCAATGATCCTAATTCGTCAAAGTTTGGGTCGCTTGGATAACTATATAAATCCTTTAGTAATATAGTTGAGCCATTAAAGAATTCTATTTGGCTTGATTGTGCGTTGAACTTATAGTGTTTACCGGCTTCCAGGTTTTGCATTTTAGCAACCTGAAAGAATGATACTAAGGTTGTTTCCTTTAATGTCTTTAAGACCGCTCTACCAATTAAGCCTCTTGTATTAGGATATTTTAAGCGTTGTTTAAGTTGCCAATAACAACCTAATGCCGTTTTGCCGCCACCGGCTCCGCCACCGAATAATATTTCGCTTGTTGTTTTATCCTCAAGTAAATCAAGTGCAATAGTTTGTTTTATGGATAGTTCCATTATAAGCTACCTGTATTTTGAACGTAGGTTTTTTTCTCTTCCCAATTAATAGTCATTCCACCACTTACTTCGACCTCACTTGTTTGCTTAGGTTTACCTTCTAATCGGTCTATTACTTCCTGGTATGCTCTTTGGTCGCCTTTCAATGCCTTTGCAATAATCTGCATATCCATTAATTCCAATACAGTAAACTCTTCCTCTTCTCCTGTAATTGGGTTTCTTTTCTTTTGTACTAAATCCAATATTCTTTTTAATCTTGTCTTGCTATGTTCCGTTCCCTTTGGTTTACCGGCAGGATTTCCGCTTACTCCTTTTGGGAATGGCTTTAAGTTTTGTTCGTTTGCCATATTTCACTAAATTTTCACTGAATTACAAAGATACACCACAATTAGGGCAAATGGTACTTCCTTTAGTATTGTCTATGCTTTTAGGCTCGTCAATAGTCGGAATTAAGAAGTCAACATTAACACCCCAATCGTCCAAATCTTCTAACTCCCAATTATCATTTGCCAATGCGTCCATATCAAATTCGCCGTAATGAGTGTTATCTATTATCAATAATTTCTTTTTCTTTTTCTCCGTTAAATTGCTCATAATGATAACAGGCACCTCTTGAATACCTAACTCAATACAAGCGCGATACCTTTGATGTCCGCCCAATATAACATTGTTCTCGTCTAATATAATCGGCTTGGCTTGAAGTAAATCAGGGTCGCTTTCAATAGATTTAACTAACTTATTAAAGTCCTCTTTATTAATCTTTCTTGGATTGTTTGGATTGGGTTTTATTTGTGATATTAGCATTTATCTATTTTTAGTTGGAGTTCTTATTGAAGCTGATTTATTTACCTTTTCTACTTTAAGGCTTTCAAACCCTAATAATTTACTACATTTATCGCATTTAACTTTGTGTTTAGGTAATTGACTAACCCAAACATAAGCCTCAGTTATGGTTGCGCATTTGCATTTATACAATCGTTTGCCGTAAGTATCTTTCATCGTCTTAATTTTATCTTCCCTGGCCAATGTAAGGCTTAGGCTTAGGAGTGTGTTTATTGTACGTCTTTTTTGCTTTTCCGCACTTTCTTTTGCCGAACGATACTTTGTTCGCGCTGTTTACTTTTGCCATAATATTCGTTTATATAATCTGCTACAAAGTTAAAGGCTTCTTCCTTAGTTTCCCCATATACAAAATGATTTATTTCCTCAATTACAAAAGAATAACCAAAAAAGCCGTTTATTAGTTTAACTTCCTTTATTGTTTCGTATATGTTATTTGTATCGCTCAATTAAGCATATTTTGCCATTATTTCAAATAATTCATCTCTCGTCCATTTTTTAACCCTATTATTAACTGCAATATGCTCCAATTCTTTTACCGCATTTTCTCCTATTCTTTCTACTAACCCAATACGATACATAGCTTGATTACCGTGTTTATAAAGGTTGCAACCAGGACACTGTAATGCTATGTTCCATTCATTAAATCTTAAAGCACTTGATTGTCTAACACTTATCCAATGACCTGCTTGATTTGCGCTCATACTTCCGCAACTAATACACGGTAAACCTTCATCTCTACGTCTAATGTAGCTATTAACAATCTTTTGCGTTTTTTCTAATAACTTAGGAAGCGTATTTTGTTTTGTTAATGCCATATTACAAAATTAGGTTATTTTTTTACTCGGAAGCATACTTTTCTACCGTTAACTTCAAATCGTTTTTTATTCATTGGGTTTAACCCTTGTCTTAAACTATAATCATTGATCCCTGTTGTTCTAACTGCGTAAGCTATTGACTTAAATTCCGTTACCGCCTTTGTTTCAATATCAATCATCTTTACCTGGATACTGTTCTCTAACCCTTTAATTTCCCCACTCATATCTTTTTAATTAATTGAATTACTACTAATAATGAATAAATAAAACACGCTAAAGGAACGCTGATAAAAAAGAATTTTGTTAATTGTATTAGTTTCATATTATTGTTTTTGGTTTCTCATTC